GATAAAAGTCATGAAGTATTTTCATAAGTGATGAACGAATACGAAATACGCTACCAAATACACTAGTTCTAGGTCTTAAATGTATATAATTTCGTAATGTATCTAAATTCATTCTGCCTTTTACTAACGGATATTGTGTAGGATCAATAGAACCGGTAATTTTATAACTAGAAAGTAATAATTCATATTCTTGGCCTTCTGCTGGAGATTTTACTAATTTTCCAGAACAATTCAAATAGGTTCCTGTATATACATTTTTAAAGAAAGACTCAATCTTAGATATATCAATAAAGTCTTCACTAATAATAATTTGTAAACCATTTACATTTGAACCATCGTTTATATTACAAAATCCTAAAGTTGTTCCTGAACTTCTTACTGTTCGTACCCATCCGTATGCATTAATATTGTCATTTTCATTTTCTTTACACAATATTGATGTAATAGACATTATTATTATATAATCAATAATATTTATATTGATTAAAGAATAATATTTATTTACCATTTAGATTTTTTAACATTTATTAATGGACCGTTACTTTTTTTTCTAGCTGATTTTGGATCATATTGTTCTTCTTCGTCGTCTGATCCAATTCCTTTGGAAATATCCCAATATTCTTTTGAACCTAATCTAAATTCATTATGGGCTTCTGCTTTATACCAAAAAATTTGATCTTGTAATCTATTAGATTTTGCATTATTATTAATTACTAAACATTCAAAATTTTCGGTACATTGGTCCATAACTTGACAAAAAGATTCAAATGTAGGAAACATGCCCGCATAGTTTTCATAAATTCGTCTACGATTTGTAATGTATGGTTCTCTTAATATAAATACATAGTCTATATTTGTTCTTAAGTTAGGCGGTATACCTAACGGATATTGCATTGTAATAATGCACATAATTTTCCAATGTCTTCCATTCATAAATAATAATCGCATCATTTTATCCTTGGCCCAAGAAGCATCGTATAAGCAATCATCTAATATTAAGAAAGTTCTTGGATCAATTGTTGATTTTCTATAGGATTCTATTTCTTTTTTCATTTGTTTTAATACTCCTCTTTGTCGTTTTAATACATTTTCTATGATTGCTGTATTATATTCATCGTGTATAAATAATTTTGGTATCATTGTTCCATAAAACCCATTTCCTTCTTCTGTTCCTGATATAACAGTACCAATTGGAATATCTTGATGATGATATAATAGATCACGTACTAAAAAACTTTTACCGGTGTCACGACGTCCAATTAATACAACCACGGGGCCTTTATTTTCATTCGGTTTAAAACTTACTTGCTTCATATCAAATTTTCCTAATTCTAGATTCATAATATAAAGTATTTGGAAAATTTAAAAAAGTTAAAAACGAATATATTAAGTTAAAAAGCTTAATATATTATTTTTATTTAATTCATAGAACAATGTTAAATATTTCTTATGCAAAAAACAAGAATGTAGATATTCTAACAGAATTAGAATCCCCCGACTTTACCGACATTTTAAATGTTCAACGGTATATACCAATATACAGTCGTTTTTTTGAATTGAATAGTACAAATTATAACAATATAATGTTTGAACAAAATTATTATTTATCAAAATTTATAAAAAAAGAAAATTTAGAAACGAATACTTATTTAGTAAATATTATGGATAAAAATGAAAATAAAGAAAAAGTAAAGATGTTTTGTAAATTTTCACCACTTATAGATCCTGTAAAATATATGATGGGTAAATATGAAAATAATAATATAAATATTATGCCAAGTTATCATTCCAACGATGGTGTACATGAAAAATTACTTAATGAAAATAATTGTGCATATATAGATGGATTATTTACATTTTTTTCAAGTAAATTACTAAATGTAAATTTTAAACACGGAATTGAATATTATGGATCATTTTTAGGAAATAAACAAAATTATTATTATAATGTTAGCGATGATTTAGAATATATATCTAATTCTAGTTATTTTTATAATAATTTAAATAAATTATATAAAATAGAAAATCCAGGATATGAAGATGATGTATTACATCATAGTTGCAAAAATAAAAAATCATTAGAGGTATTGTCTGGTGAAAATATTGTACTATCTGATATAAATGAATTAACTAAAAATGAATTAACTAAAAATGTATTTGAAAATACAATTCAAAAAAATATAAATGAATTAAATGATGAAGAATTAGTAGAATGGAACATAAAAGCAACAGATGAAGACGAAACAATGTCAATTATATCAGAAAATAGTGATTGTTCATCGCGAAGTTCTGATACAGATAACGACGAAGATGATGAAGACGATGACGACGATGACGACGACGAAGACGATGAAGACGACGACGACGATTGTACATCCGAAAATGATTTAATGGCAGTTATATATAATTACCCAGTTCAAGTAATATGTATGGAAAAATGTAAAGATACATTAGATAATTATATGAGTATAAAAGACATAAAATGCGAAGAATGGAGATCTATTATGTTTCAATTAATAATAACGTTATCAACGTATCAAAAAATATTTAATTTTACTCACAATGACTTACATACTAATAATATTATGTATATTGAAACATCTGAAAAATATTTATATTATAAATTTAATAATATTTATTATAAAGTTCCAACCTATGGAAAAATATATAAAATAATTGATTTTGGTCGTTCTATTTATAAATATAAAAATGCTGTATTTTGTAGTGATAGTTTTAATAAAGGCGAAGATGCTGACACACAATATAACACAGAGCCATTTTTTGATGAAAATAAACCAAGATTGGAGCCAAATATGAGTTTTGATTTATGCAGATTGGGATGTAGCTTATTTGATTATTTTATAGAAGAATTGGATGACCAAGAAGATGTGTATTTAAAAAATGAAATGGCAAAAATGATATGCGGATGGTGTATTGACAGTAAAGGACGTAATATATTATATAAAAAAAACGGAGATGAACGCTATCCAGAATTTAAATTATATAAAATGATATCGCGTACAGTATCAAACTATGTACCAAAAGATGTATTAAAAAGTAATGAATTTAAAAAATATGCCGTAAACGAAAATAAAATAAATAAAGATGAATTAATGAATATTGATATATTAAATATTTAAAAACACAGTATATATTATATAATGTCTAATAAAATATTAAATAATGTATTATTGGTATCTACCTATGCAGTAGGAGGTGGTGTAATTAATTATTTTCACAATCACGTTTTTAGAAATAAATACGAGAAATATTATTCAAATGATGATAATAATTTAATTTACAATAATGGTTTTTTTATAGGAGGACTAATTGGGTTAACGTTTAGTTATTTAAAATGTCCTATACCATTAAATCAAATATTGATGCTGCATAATTAAAAAATTGAAATTATAAGTTACATTTATATTATGTAACTTATAATATGAACCGAGAACAGATCGCTAATAAATACAATCTAATGATTGATAATCATAATGATAAAATGGTAATTAATGCAATGGTTGCTATTAAAAAGCATAATATGGAAAAATGGATACGTGAATTTGATGAACCGAATGGATTTATAATGTCAAGTCATAGTAATATATCTATATTACAAACTGAATTAGCGGATGATGGTCATAGTGGGTGTAGCGCTTCATGTACGCTACGAGTATGTCAATCGTTGTTAACTAAAGATTATAATGAATTAATATTAGAAAATATAGAAAATATAGAAAATATAGAAAATATAGAAAATGGAAAAGATGAAAAACCAATTATATTGTGTGAAAATATGGATTGTGAAAGATATCCACCTGACTGGGATTTTGAAGAAGATACAGAAGAGACTTATCAAGAGGATCAGTGGAAAAAATGTTGCCTATGTGATGGATATTATAATGACGATGGAATGGGGGATATTTTATTCGTACAAGAAGAGCCAAATAATCAAGAAGCTGAGTGTGATTTATGTGGAAAAACTGAAGATATAGTTCAAATGAAAGGTTGTGGACAATATCTTTGCGGAGATGGTTGTGATGAAAGTGGCGATGATGAAAACCCATAAACAATTGTTGAAGTAATACCGATTTCAATGACATAAAATAATAAAGCACCAATTAAAAATCAGGACTATTCGTAAAAACAACAGTAGATGCTTTCGCATCATTTCCAAATA